ATACTCTTCGTGATGATGCAATTGACTTTGGTAATTATAACAACCGCTTCAAAGACCTCTACCTGTCTGGCGGTGTATACCTTGGCGGCACTGGGTCGGCTAATAAGCTGGATGACTATGAGGAGGGGACTTTTACTCCGACTATTGCAAACCTTACAAACCTAACAGGTACAGCATCTATTACTCGTGCGATTTATACTAAAGTTGGCAACTTATGTACCATACAGGTAAGAATTAGCGGGCTGACAATATCTAGCAGTGCAACTGACACTTACTTTTCTGCAACCCTGCCAACAGCAGCAGCAATGGATACAGCAAGTACCCCTGCAATTACAGGTGTAGCGAGGGCAACTAGCTTTGCTGCAACTGGTGTTGTGGTCAATTATACAAATGGAAATTCTACGCAGGTAACTGTTGTTTTCCCCGCTGAAACTGTGGGTAGTTCAGGTGCATTTGATATTACCTACAGTCTTACATACCGAACAGCATAACCACCCCTGTTGGATCGCAGGGTAGTCAGTCCAAGCATAGGAGATAAAAATGCTAACAGAAGAAACAGTACAAGACAAAATAGAGATCATAGGCGACTTCAAGCACGTTCAGGTGCGCACAGCCACGGTCATCAAGCGTGACGGAGCAGAGATTAGCCGCAGCTTCTCACGCCATGTCGTTGCACCAGATGCAGACATCACAGGTGAAAGCGCAGAGGTGCAAGCCATTTGTGCAGCGGTTCACACGCAAGCAGTAAAAGACGCATACGCAGCGCACATTGCGGCACAGGAGACAGAATAATGGCTGTAACTTACACATGGTCAGTAGCAAACACTGAGTACGACACCGCAACAGGTGGAATAACCGTCATCCATTGGCGTTGCACAGGCGTAGACGGAGATCACTCTGCGTCCAGCTATGGCACAACGTCACACGAATACGATGCATCAGATGCAGGGTTTATTGCATACGATAGCGTCACAAAGGCAAACGCAATCGAGTGGGCTAAGGCTCAACTGGATGCCGATGCAGTAGAGCAAGCTATTGCGGATAAGATTGCCGCAGAGCAAAACCCAACCAGCGCAGCGGGAGTACCGTGGGCCGCTGAATAACGCAAAGGAGAACGTAATGACTACTGAAGACAAAAAGGTATTCATCACTATCGACGACAAAGACTACACCGAAGATGATCTAACGAATGAACAAAAGGTTATGATTAGTCATGTCAACTCACTACAACAGAAAATTAACTCAGCAGAGTTTAACTTAGATCAGTTACGAGTTGGTAAGGATGCCTTTGTACAAATGCTTAAGTCTAGCTTAGAGACACCAACAGAACAAGAGGCTTAAGAGTCATGTCAAGAGACCTGTCTACAGCTATTAGTAGTTCATTAGAAGATAACGTAGTTTACCCGTTCTTTGCTGTTGAACTCCAGTTTGATAGTCCTAATACCCTACGTCTGTGGACAGGTTATGGCACTCTAGTCTACGATAATGTAAGTTATTATGGTACTGGGGAACTCTTAGGTATCTCTTCTGTAGAAGAAACTATAGAGATGGCTGCTAAAGGGGCTACACTAACCCTAAGTGCTGTACCCTCTGAGGTTATCTCTTTAGCTCTACAGGAGCCTTATCAAGGTCGTGTGTGTAAGATATACTTCGGTATGTTTACTACGGATACCCTCTTACAAGAAGATGGTACAAGCTATATTCTTCTACAAGACGGTGCAAAGATTGCCATAGAGTCACAAGAGGCTGGTCTAACAGAGGTATTCACTGGTTATATGAACCAGATGAGTATAGAGGAAGGTCCAGAGACCTCTACTATCCAATTAAGTGTAGAGAACAAACTTGTAGACTTAGAGAGACCCAGAGTAGCTCGTTATACCTCTGCTTACCAGAAGGATCAGTTTGCAGGAGACTTAGGCTTAGACTTTGTGGAAAGCCTACAAGACCAGAAATTAGTATGGGGACGTTCTGTTGATTAATTACCAACAAGAGTTCCTTGTTACTGCTAGACCCGATGCACAGAAGCTATTAGAAGACCACTGGGAAGAGATAGCTCTTAATAAAGGTAAGATAGCCTTAAACCCTGATTGGGATGCGTATGAGGCTCTAGAGTTATCAGGGAAGCTAAAGATATTCACTGCTAGAGTAAACGACAGAATGATAGGATATTTTGTTGTTCTAGTTGGTCCTAATTTACACTATAAGGATCATATCTTTGCAGTAAACGACATACTGTATCTAGATAAGATATACCGTAGGGGTCGTACTGGCATAAAGCTAATTAAGTTTGCAGAACAATGTCTCAAGGAAGATGGTGTGTCTGTACTAAATATAAACACTAAGGCACATAAACCCTTTGATAGTCTGATGGAGTATCTAGGGTTTAATCTTATAGAACGTGTCTACTCTAAGTATATAGGTAATTAAGAATGGCTATTTCTGCTGCTGTGGCATTGATGAGTACTGCTACTACCTACCTTACTGTAGGGTTTGTAACAACTCAAGCTATGATAACACACTTCCTAGTCACTACGGCTATGGGGGCTGCTCTTAAGGCTTTAACACCTACTCCTTCCCTTGGTGGGGCTAATGCAGCTAACAGAGGTTATCAAGTAACTCAACGTGGTGCTGCTACAGACCATCAGGTTATCTATGGTCAAACTCGTGTTGGTGGTGTAGTTGTATTTGATGCAACATCAGGTGATGAGAATAAATATCTACATCGTGTTGTGGCTTTCGCTGGACATGAGATTGAAGAGTTTACCACCTTCTACCTTAATGATGTAGCAGTAACTCTTAGCGGGTCTGATGTAACTAATGAAGAGTTCCAGATTAAAGATGATGATGGTAACTTCGAAGAGTATGCTATTACCATTAATACTCATTTAGGTACTGATGATCAGACTGCCGATACTGATCTTGTAAATGCAGATGTGGGATGGACTGCTAATCACAGACTACGTGGTATAGCTTATGCTTATTTTAAGTTTAAGTATGATGCTGATGTTTTTCCAAATGGTATACCAGATATTAGTGCTGTAATTAAGGGTAAGAAAGTCTATGACCCTCGTACAAGTACAACTGCGTGGTCTGATAACCCTGCACTTTGTCTGAGAGACTACATAACAAGTAGCTATGGTCTTAAAGAAGAGACAGATAACATTGATGATACATTAGTCTCTACTGCAGCTAATGTCTGTGACTACTACAACTACCCTACATTAACAGGAGACCCTAGATTTACTCTTAATGGAGCATTTCTAGTTAGTGCTACTCCTCATGATGTAATGACTGATTTGTCTACATCTATGGGTGGTATGTTGTGGTATTCACAAGGTAAGTGGCGTATGAAACCTGCTTACTATACTAACCCTGTTCTGTCGTTAGATGAAGATGACTTAAGGTCTTCTATTAGTGTATCTACACGTCACTCTCGTCGTGATAACTTTAATACAGTTAAAGGTGTCTTTAGAGGCCCAGATACAAACTACCAACCTACAGACTATACCCCTGTAACTGATGCAGACTTCTTAGTTGCTGATAATAATCAAGAGAGTGTACTTAACTTAGACTTACCTTATACTGATGATTTTCATATTGCTCGTCGTCTAGCTCTTATTACTCTTGAACGTAACAGACAACAGATTACAGTACAGGCATCTTTTGGTCTTAAGGCTTTCCGTTGTCAGGTCGGAGATATTATCCAATTAACTAATTCTAGGTTTGGTTGGACTAATAAGCAGTTTGAAATCATCTCTTGGAGCTTTGGTCTTCAGGATCAGTATGATTTACAAGTACACCTTACAATGAGGGAAACCTCTGCAAATGTCTTTGATGATATTTCTGATGGGGCTGTATTAGAACTAGATAACACAGGCTTAGATGACCCATTTATTACTCAGGTGGTCACATTAAATACACCTGTCGCATCAACTAAGCTAAATGCCGATGGCACAACCATCCCTATCATTACCTTTAGTTGGTCTGTTACTAACCCCTCTCTTGTGGAGTACTACGAGTTCCAATGGAAGACTGCAGGTGAATCTACCTACAACTCTAGGCTACTAAAAGATACTCAGTTTGTACTAGCCCCTGCCTTATCTAACGAGGACTATAGTTATCGTGTAAGGACGGTAAGCCCACTAGGTGTTAAATCTGATTGGACTACTGCAGGTTCTGCATTTAGTACTGTTGATGATACTACTCCCCCATCTTTACCCACTGACATTTCTGCTGATGGGGGCTTCAAGTATATTACTATTAGCTGGACTAACCCACCTGAGAAAGACTTGAATTATGTAGAGGTCTATGAGAACAACACTAACACTACTGTAGGGGCTACTAAGGTTGGTGTATCAGGTAGTGATAGCTTTACCCGTACTAATCTTGGCCTAAGTCAAACCAAATGGTACTTCTTAAAGTCTGTTGATTACTCAGGTAATGCATCGGCATTTACCACTGGGGTATCAGCGCAGACAACTTACTTAGACGATCCAGACTTTGAAAATGGCGTTCGCCAACTATTCATTGACCAAGGCTTAGACATAATTGAACCAGTGTCATCATTTCCTGCAGCAGGTGACTTTACTGGTCAACAGGTATTTCTAACGACAGATGGCAAGTTGTACTACTGGACAGGTTCTCAGTGGGACACTGTTGTATCCGAAGTTGGCACTATTGATTTCAGCGATTTGCAAGGGCAGCTTGCGGATGCTCAAGTTGCTGTAAATGCAATCAACGGTACTAAAATTACTGATAACACCATCACGTCATCTGAGATAGCGGCAAGAACCATTCAGGCTGGTAACATTGTCAGTAACACTATTGGTGCAAACGAGATTGCTTCAAATGCTATTACTGCAAATGAGATTGCTGCGAACACAATAACGGCAAGCGAGATTAACGGTAATACAATCACGGCCAATGAAATTGCGGCAAACACGATTACAGGCGGCTTGCTTGCTACATCAGGCATTATCACAAGTGCAGCCCAAATCAATAGCGCAGTGATTGAGACAGCTAAGATTAAAGACCTAAACGTGGAACGTGCTAAGATCGGCAACCTTGCAGCAATGGAGGTTGATGCGTTTGACACAAGCAATCTTAGTATGAGCAACACAACGGCGGAAAATAACTATGGTTGGGAGCCAGTTCTTGCATCTCATTACCTTGACCATGATGGTAATACTTCAACAACAGCCGATGCGATTGTGAATGTTTACTACCAACCTATTGGTACTTTTAGTGGTGATGAAACGACAGAGTTTGATACTTTTATACAAATACAAAACAGCAGTGGAAATTGGTTTACTTATAAAAGCAAGCAAATTACAGTGAACGGTCAACCCACCACTGGTTTGGGCTACACGATTACTTATCCAATACCTTACTACCTTACAAATGCAAATCTCAGAGTTCTTTCTGGCATAAGAATACAAGGCTATGGCACAACTTCTTCAGGCAATCGTGGAATGCAAGCAACTGGCGTTTTGATGGTTAGGTACAGATAACATGGCAACTTACATACAAGTTAACGAAAGTAATATTATTACGGGTGTTTTTCATAAGAACGCTCGTGTCGATAATTATGCCAGTGATCCATCATACATAGAAATCACGCAGGATCAGTATAATGAGCTGGTTACTCGTCAAAGTGTAGAAGATGTTAAGCAATATATTGATGGCGTTATATCGGATGCACCAGCAACAGTAGCATCAGAGGATGATCTACGTGAAATCATACGGCGACAGCGTAATAAATTGTTAGCTGCAAGCGACTGGACCCAAGCTAACGATAGTCCACTTAGTGCATCCAAACGTACTGAGTGGGCCACTTACCGCCAAGCCTTACGTGACTTACCCGCAAATACAACTGACCCAGCCAATCCAACTTGGCCTACTAAACCATCATAAGAGGATATTATGGGATACCAATTAGGAACACGAAGCAAACAAAAACTTGAAGGTGTAAACCCACGTTTAGTAGCTGTTGTTGAAAGAGCTATTGAAATCTCTGAGCAGGATTTCTCTGTGATCTGTGGTTTACGTACAATCCAAGAACAAGAGGCTCTAGTAGCTAAGGGTGCATCACAGACAATGAAATCCAAGCATCTTGAGGGTAATGCTGTAGACCTAGCTGCTTACTGTGATGGCATCCGTTGGGAACTAAACTTGTACGACGAAATTGCTGATGCAATGCTTAAGGCTGCTAAAGAACTAGGAGTGACACTACGCTGGGGTGCTGCATGGCACAAAGCATTAAACGACTGGGATGGGACTGCAGAAGACCTAATGAGTGAATACATTGATATTCGTCGTTCTGCTGGTCGTAGACCATTCATAGATGCCCCGCATTTCGAGGTTCTATAGTCATGTACGAGATGGTAGACTTAATTATGCAATGGCTTGTGGCCCCTGTTATAGTCGTTGTATGGCATCTGTTTTCCCGATGTAATAAACACGAAACAGAGATAGCTGTACTTAAATCTCAACTTGAATCATCTAAAGTCTCATATGATCGTGAGATGAAAGAGATGAAAGAAACAATTAAAGCAATATTCCTAAAACTCGACAGTATAGAACAATCACTGCGAGATAGATAAATGGATAGTAAAGCCTTAGTTGGGGTGTTGTTTGCAGCACTCGTAGGTTTATTGGGTTGGAATATAAGTACAACCCATGAGCTAACTTTACAGGTACAGAAACTAGAGATTATCCTTCTTAATGATGCCTTTGCAAAATAGGGGGATAAAATGGACCCAATTACGATCATTGGTGGTGCTACAGTAGCTTTCAATGCTATCAAGAAGGGACTGCAGGTAGGTAAGGACTTGCAGGATATGCACGGTCAACTAACTAAATGGGCTGGTGCTATGTCAGATTTAGGTCAGGCAGAAAAACAAGTGAACAATCCACCTTGGTGGAAATCATTGGGTGGTTCCGTAGAAGCAGAAGCTCTCGAAGTTTGGAATGCAAAGCGTAAGGCAGAAGCTATGCGTGAAGAGCTACGCCAGCATATTAGTTTCATTTATGGTCCATCAGCATGGGATGAGTTAGTGCGTACAGAAGCTAAGATTAGAAAGCAAAAGAAAGACCACGAATACCGTAAAGCAGAACTAC